GAGTTTCATTTTTTAGGCTCCCACTTATCACATACATTAGCTGATAGGATATAAAGAGTAGACCCGTAGTCTCTGCTCTTAGGGTTATATAAGTTACACCACATGTTTGTCTGATCAGATTCGCTATTAAAGCAATTAATGCAGCATGATTCAGATATAGCCCTATAATTATACTTTTTTATAAATTCACTTATCTTCATGCTGTGCCCTTCCAATTGTCGCAGATATTCGCTCCGCTTACACTCAATTCGCCATTATCAAAACCATCCATCAAAGGGTGCTTACAAGAATCATCACCATAATCCCGTTCTATATGAGTACAATTAAAACAGCCCTTATCAGGCTGATAAATGAAATTGAATTTTTCAACGTAGTCTTTTACATTCATCCTATGCCCTCCGGTATTTCCTGGTGACAGGTTTCACAGAGGGAATATCTTTTTATATCTCTCTCAAACAGGTCATCATCAAACACATTACCAAAGGCTCCAAGGCTTCTGTAGTCATAACAGCATGGGCTCACATCACCATTGCTCTGTATATACCCTCTACCCTCCATTAAAGGCTTACAAGGGACACCAACGGGTATATGTTTTACCCTATGTTCCGGTTCTATCTGGTCGCACCAGTTATGGCTTCCATGTACAGGGCCAACCGCTACTACCCCAGGCATATTGACCGCTTTCATTATATCAACGGCCTTTCTTGCTGCTACTGTATCATGTATGGATATATCACAACGGCTTATACCTGCGTCTATCATACCTTGTGCAAGCTCTTCAGTTAAGTGAGTTCCGTTGCTGCACATCTGCACTTGACCTGCTCCCATGACACCCCTAACCGCTCTTATTCTATCTAGGATATCAGGATCTAAAAGAGATTCACCATTGCCGTTTAAATTAACCTCGGCCTGTGTCCCCTGCTTTACACAATTAAGTAGCACATCAAGTGAGGAGTCAAACACCTCATCAGACATGATTTCATAGTCCCTGCCTTGTGTTGGCATGAGTCTATTAATACAGTATGAGCATTTAAGCGAACATGAGCTTGCAAGCTCTATGGTGGTTATGGTTTTAAGTGTTGTCATTTCGGACCTCCATAGAAAGCATATGCCACATCCCCGTTATGACAATCTGAATACGAACGGGTATCAGTTAAAAAATCTTTAGTCCCCAAGTTAGACTCGACCAATCTTTGAGACTCTTCTATCTCTTCTATTCTAGTCTTTCTATATTCTATCTCTGTTGTCATTTCGGGCTATCTCCTGGTTAAGGTTCTCATTATGGGCTTGATCTTCTCAATCTCTTGAATAAAGATCTCTTCGGGCTCTATGTCATCTAATACCACCTCTGTGGCATCGTAAGTTAGATGGTATTTAGGATCAAAAGGCATTACCTGGGACCTGTTTATAATAAAAGTCTCATTACGGGCTAAGATGCTCAATCCTTTATATGAGGGAAGAGTCAAGCAGCCTCCAATCAGCACATATCCGACCTAATCCACAATTGATATCTTTATACACTTCACAGAACAAACCGTCTTTATTCATGCCAAAGCTTTTACAGTTCGCACAATGTTTTATATTTTCACCCATCATTAAGACTTTTCTTGTCTTACTCATATATTTCCGAACCCCTCTTGAGGCTGAGTAGAAGGAAATGGTGTCTGCTTACCGTCCCAATCATCAAGGATAGTGATAGGGATCAGCAAAGATCTACAGTTAAAATGGTTAGGTGGTGCATACCTGCCAAAGTCACGCCGTATATTGCCATCAAGCTTATTGCATATATCGGTTGTTCTATTATCCAGTATTGCAGAGTACTCAAACGCCACTACAAACCCCTTATTCTCTGGGGCCTTAAAAAATGCGTCTCTTGCCTCATTGAATGCCTCAGCATTGGTAGTGCGTACCAGTGTCGCCAACCTAGCAGGTTTATTGATAGCCCTTACAATAGGAGGTTTACCTACTCTCTCTACTATCTCATAGTCAGGCCATAGCTCTGTAAGCTTAGTGTCTGAGGCTAGAGCGTCCATTATCTGGGTCACTGACCAATCATATTTAATACCGTTCAGCAAGACATTATTGACAGCTTTCATAGTGTCGGCGTCAAGATCCTTACCGATATTCATCGCCCTGGAAGAAAGAAAGCTTTCGGCCCTGGCCTTAGTATCTAGCTGAAAAACATGTATCTCCGTATTATTCTGTTTAGGTAGATTGCGCCTTGCAGATACCACGCCGTCTTCCATAGTCTCTTTCAGATTAACGCGGCTTGTCTTAACTATGGCAGTATGTACAGCCTTGGGATAGTTAACCCCTAATTCAAACTCAGTCGCTTTTATATTGCCACCACTGCGCCCTTTTGCAACCTTCCTTATCTGACCCTCAATCTTAAATCGTGCCTGGGCTTGTTCATTGGATAGCATATCAGCAAACTTTTCATCATTATCATCAAGGATACCCTCTACCTGCTGAAAGTCCATCCTTTGAAACCATGTAGATTTATCCGCGAACTCTCTTAAATCATTAAGGGTGAACCCTTCCTTTATCCCTTCAGGTATTTTGATCTTGCCCTCTTGGACTTCGGACAACAGCGTACCAGCCTCTTCAATAGACATCGGGAAGGCTGCCGCAATAAGCTTTATAGCTGTTTTCTTATCAAGTTCACCTGACCCCATCTTGGCTATAATATCCAATAGGGCCGCGACTTGAGCCCCATTTAGTGCTGTGCCTGGGTCTACGGCTTCAGGGTCAAAAACCTCACCATCCCCTACACTTTCCCCTTCCGGCAACTCATCCCCTATTACATCCTCATCTTCTTCTGTCTTTTCTGGGAAGCCTAATATATTACGTATATAAGCCTCATCAGTCTCTGAGTTAGTGACCGCACCTTTCTGTACTAGATCACCCCATACCTGACTAATTTCAACGGCCTGCTCTGCTGTCATAGGCTGAAACTTAAATTTCGGGTAGTCATCTGTGCCAAAGTTCCACAAGGCAAGCTGCCTAAATAGCTGTTCGTCAAGCGTTTCCTCTAATCTCTTGGCTAGTGCGCCCAGGGTCCAAAAGAAAGCCCTTAATTGTGTTTCTGACTGTGAGTATGAACCTGTGCTACCCTGTTCAGTTATTCCAAGCAGGTTAGGCACTAATACGCTCTTTGCAATGGCTTTATCATGCTGTGCAACTGCTCTTTCATATGCATCTGTGGTGCTAGGCATGATCTGATCAAGGGAGACATTGCTTGGTACTATCATCCCTGTTTCTGTACTGACATTTTTAAGTAGATTCTGTAATGCTGCTCTTTGAGACACAGACAAATCACCTTCAACCGTTGCAGTTATATGACCGCTTGCATATCTCTCAAGGAATATATTCTGAAACCTGATAGTGATGTCTTTAGACCACCACGCCCTATAACAAGCCCTTAACTCAGACTGACCATATATAGCGTCATGCTGTGGATCATTAACAAAGTGAATCACCTTATCCAGGGGTATCGTAACCACTGCCCCTGGTATGCTCTGCTCCAATCCTTCAATATTACCATGCTTATCTGTAACAAACCCGCCCTCAAAGCTATCAAAGGGCCTTAACTTAATATCCTTAATACCCCACATGGTGCGCTCTTGGTAGGTCAAAGACTTAAACACCTTCTCGCTAATAGAGAACCCATTTTCAAGGCTTGTAAATATACCCTGAAGTTTATCGGTGAATGAACCTTTAATAGCCCCAATCATGAAGGTAAAGAAGTCAGCCATCTCTTTATGGTCTTCTCTTGGCGCTCCATCCTCATCAACCCCTGGCTCGAAATACCAATTACGGCTCAATACTGCATCCTTTTTAAACTGGATAACAGGCTTAACCTGATCATCCTTGTTCATTTCCTGGTAAACGTTGTTACCCTTTTTTATCTTCAGATCATCGGGATCATATGCATTTATACCAGCACCATACAAGTCCGTTCTAGCATAACCTATTTCTTGTCTTGCTGGGGCTTTCTCTTCTTTTGGTGGTGTTGGCTCTGGCGTGTCTGCAAATAAGACTTTGTTCATATAAGGTATTTTTAAACCCATGTTTACCAATCCCCTTGACTTGATGTGGCTGTGGTTCCTATTGAGCCTATTTCCATATTATCGGGCTGGGCATCTATAAAGGCTGTTTCTATTGCGCTGGTTGTTGTGTCTATCGCATCATCATGCGGCCCATTAGGTGCGAGCCTACCCTCATCAGTAATCACGCTTACATGTGGTACATTTTCGTTTAGGTAAACCCTCCCAGCTTCCACATAAGGGCTTGCATCTTTAAACCTCTCTACCTTGTCAGTGCTTCTTGGCACCTCATATATCTTAAGCTTTTTCCTTTTAAGCTCCTGAATCAACCCTATACCGCTTGACTTATCCTCTATATAGAAACCTCTTAATACAGGTTCGTTTAAGTCCATCCTCTGGGTGTCGTGCTTATGGTAAAAAGCTGCCGCCTCTCTTCTTAACTCTGGGGCTTCGAGCTTATCATAAAACATATCAATAAGATATATACAATCATTGATACCATAGCCCCACACTTGAAAGCAAGTGTAATCATTCTGGGTCTTTGTCTTCTGGGCTGTATCTGCGACGATAAATTTATACTTTAGGGGGGGTAATACATCCCACCATTGCCAATATGAGTCTTTATATATCTCTCCACCTTTAACCGTTGGGTTCCCCTGGTAAAGAGATTCCCAGTATGCAGGGAACATGAGCTTTTTCTTTGAATGGAGGAATTCAAGTGATTTATGCTCAGGGAATAAGGGTTCATTTCTCTTACGATGTATTTCGTCTGTCTCAGCGATGCCTGGGTAATTTATTATCTTAGCATCTGGGCTATTCTTCTCTAAGCGGCTAACCATGCCGTCTGCGTGCCATCTGGTCTTGATTATGAGTAGCCCCGCGTGTTCGCTGAACCTAGTACTGAAATCATCTGTGAACCAATCCCAGATCTTATCTCTATATAATTGGCTGTTGGCCTGTTCCCTCCCCTTAAAAGGGTCATCTATAACCCCAATATCAAGAGTCTCCCCTGTAACTGACCCGCCGACTGTGGTATTTCTAAAATACCCATCATTACCAACATACTCCATTAGGTTCCTATTCCTCTGGAAATTGTTAGAAACTGTTACGACATTCTTAGTGCATATAGTGGTGTCTGGGAATATCTTTTTATACTTAGCACCATCATACATCCTCTGAAGGGCCAAGTTGCATCTAACCCCTAATGAGTCTGAGAATGATGCATAGATAGTTCTTATATCAGGTCTTTTCCCTGCTATCCACGATATTAAATCTGTCACGGCCCATGATTTACCATGCTGTGGTGGGGTAGATATGACTAGAACTGGTCTTTTCTTATTAATGAGGTCCACATAGAATTGTTGTAGTTGGCGGGATAGGTCCACAATGAACCAATTATACTTGAAGTTGCCATACCGCATGTATTGACGGAATGCAAAAAAGTTAACCCTAGACTTTTCAACCCACCATTGTTCAAGTAAGTTCACATCATCTAGGGTTAGTTTGTTGGGCTTGGGTTTGGGCATTTATTCTATTTCTAATACCCCATCATTGTATAAAATGCTCTGCATATACCTTGGGCTCCTGACTGTTTTATATGGGGCTTCATATCGCGTTATATAACAAGTCTCACAGTCTCCATGCTGATCTACCATCTCCTGTAGCTTTTTGATTAGTTCACTTGCTTTCATCGGGTATTCTCCTTTAATCTATTCGCCGTATGCGTATCTTTCAGAAGGTCTATACACCCTATATTCAAAATCTACCAATGATTCAATGAATCGTCCTTTAAGAGCTTCAACACCTTCTGTAATCTTATCATTAAAAATCATTCCACATCCTCCAGCTCTACCCCTGGTACAGGTATGCCTCTTTCCTTCAGGGCATCCTCTGGGGTTACTGTGTGGCTGTGATGTATGGGGTTGTCTT